GCTGTTCGTAGAGCAGAAGCAGCAGAGAAATCTGATCCGGATGTTCTTAGACACGAAAAGATGAACTTTCCTATCATACCAAGTGATATGTGGACATCGGGTAAAGGTCACTACTTTCCAATAGCAGAATTACTTGAACAAGAACGTAGGTTAATACATCATGGTAAATATAAAACTATAGGTAAACCTGTAAAACTTACTTGGGATACAGCATCACCGTATGAAGTTAAAGCTGAACATGATGAAACAGCTGAACCATTTTTTGATTTTCCCTATGGTAAGAACATGTCAACACTTGATGGTGCTATTCTTATTTATGAAGAACCTAATTATGTAAAAGGTGAAATACCAAATGATATGTATTTCTTTGTATTAGACCCTTATGTAGCAGATGATCCAGAAGAAGGTGGTTCTCTTGGTGCTTTTTATGGGTTTCTTAATCCTAAATATACACCAGAAGGTTATAATGGAATGGCTATGGTATGTTCATATATTGGTAAACATCCTGATGGTAAAGATGGTTTCTATGCCAATATTGAAAAAATAATTGCATATTATGGAAACAATGCAAGAAGTTTATGGTATGAAGCAAACCGAGGTGATTCTGTTAGAGGTTACTTTGTTAGAAAACGTAAAGCCAACTTACTTGCTTTAAGTCCAAGTAGGGAAAAAGGTAGTGCTGCTTTTGACAAACGGGTGCTTAATTATGGTATTACTATTGGCGGTATTGAGCAAAAAATCGAAATGATTTCTGATACAGCAGATACATTATTGTTACATGTTGTACAGAATGGTGTTCCTAAAAGATATTATGAGACTATTCCAGATATATTTCTTATAAGACAAATGATTACATTTGAAATTAAGAAACATAAGAACTTTGACGCTGTTTCAGCATTTATACTTATGCCTCTTGTTGTAAAAGAATTGCAACATAAAACAATTGATGAAGCAGAAAAGAAAAATAAACACAATCCTCTTTTCTTTTTATCAGTAAATCCTAATGTATTTAGGCCGGAAGATACGGCTTCCAAGTTACAAAAATATAAACAAAAATATGAACAAGAATATACAGACGAAATTAATTGAAGATACTACCGATAAAATTGTTGTCGGTATTAATAAGGTATGTAATATTATTACATCAACAATGGGTGGTGCTGGAAAGAATGTAATCATTAGAGATGATGAAAATACTACTTTTACAAAAGATGGCGTATCTGTTGCTAAAAGTATTAAGCTTGAAAATCCTATTGAAAACATTGGTGCAAATTTAGTTATTGAAGCATCTAATAAAACTGTTCAACAATGTGGAGATGGTACTACTACGACAGCATTATTTGTTCAAGAGTTTATTAATGGTTTGAAAAAAGAAGATGTAGATATGGAAAATGTTTTAGAAGAATTAGATAATTTCGTAGAGCAATACGAAAAGATTCTCATTGAACAATCTAAAAATATTGAGACAAGTCAAGACGTATATAATATTGCTCTTACTTCTAGTAAGTCTGCGCATATCGCACGTTTGATTAATGAAATTTATATTCATACAGGATCAAAAGCAAATATTACACTTGAGATGTCACGTATTTCAGATTCTACATATTATGAGTTGAGTAAAGGATTGAATTTTGAATCGGGTATGATAAACTCTCGGTTTGCAAACGAAGATAATGGAAACTGTGTTTTCGAAAATGCTTATATTATGTTAGAGCAAGAAGGTGTTTCCGTTCCTCAGTCTTATAAAGAAATCTTAGATGATTTTCTCAATAAAGATGAAGCTATTGTTATTATAGCTCCTAACTTTTCAGACTTATTTGTTCGTTTTGCTGTAACTGCAAAAATGAATCAAGGTTTGAAAATATGTTTAATTAGTTCGCCTGGTTATGGTGCATCAGTTAAAGAAAATTATAGAGATATTGCCGCATTTTCTGATGGTGGATATGTTAGTAAGATTGTAATTAGTAATTATGATTTTACTATTTTTAACGATCCTGATATGAATCAAATAGATAAACGTGTTAAACAATTGACTAAAATGGCAGAGAATGCGCATGAAGATTTTTATGAGCGTGATTACAATGAACGTATTACACGTCTTACTCAAACAGGTGCTATTATATATGTTGGTGGCACTACAGAGAAGAATGCTAAAGAAGAATATGATCGTATTGAAGATGCTCTTGGTGCTGTAAAATCTGCTTTTAAGCTTGGTTATGTACGTGGTGCTGGTAGTGAATTGTGTCAAATTGCTCCATTGTTTGGCGGAGTAAAAGAATATGAATTAGGCTTAGTTAAACACGAGTTTAATATAGTATCTACAATCAAATCAGTATTAAAAGCGCCATTTAAGAAAATTCTTGAGAATGCAAATATAACTCGACAAGTTAAGACAGATATTCCGTTTAATGTAAGAACTAAGCAGTACGATGAAAATATCGTAGACGCTACTGATGTACTTATTCAATCTATGAAAAATGCTGTTGCATTGGTAAAACTTTTGATTAATACTTCTTATACACTTTACAATGAGGAAATCAAATAAAGCATTAATGCTTGATGATTTAGAACTTGAAGAGGAATACATTCCCAAAAAGTTTAAAACAAAGACAATTAAAAATAGAAAACGTAAGTTAAATAAACAGCAGTGGTTAATGTTACATGAAGAAGAAGCAAATTTAAAAATAGAAGATATAGAACAAAATGGATGTAACTTCAAAGAACAATAAAGTAACACAAGGAAATATGAGAAAGAGTCCTGTATTCTCTCTTAAAGTTTCCGAAAAAGAAAAATATGAAAATGACAACGAGTGGTTTAAAAACTACATGTTGTATGTAATTCCAAGTGAAAGTGCAATTGTTGAAGATTATGATATGATGAAAATGTCTTACGAGGTTGCTAATAACAATCTTGAAGGATTCAGAGATAAGATCAAACAATTTTGTTCACCGCTTGGTGAAGACATTGGTCAAATAGAAGAAGAGGTTATCCCATATCCTGAACTTTATAATAAAATCAATGTTTTAAAAGGAGAGATGTTAAAACGTGGTGATAATTTTAAAATAGTTCTTCTTACGGCAAAAGCCATTAAAGATAAGAATACTCAACTGTATGAAGCTATCAAAGCTTCTGTAGATGAGAAATTGGCAATCATACTTGAAGCTCAGAAAAAGCAGATGGAAGGTATGAATGAACAACAACTTCAGGAATATGTTCAACAATTAAGAACTCAAGAAGAACCTGAAGATATTCTTAATAAGAACTGGCAAAGTGAGATGGAAATATTTTATTCTAAAGCGTTGAAATATTGTTATTTTGATCAAGAAATCAAACAGAAGAAATTAGAAACATTTGAAGATGTTATTGTTTCAGATAGATGTTTTATTTATTCTGGTTGGAAAAATGGAAAACCATATTTAGAACTTCGTAATCCGTTATTCTGTGGATTTCATAAATCTCCCAATGAACCTTACATTCATAAGGGAGATTATTTTTGGTATCGTAAAGCAATTACGCCAGCAGATGTATTTAATAATTATGATCTTACTGATGAACAATTGGGAAGACTTGGCTTAAATACATATACTGCTGCTATTGTAGATAGGCGTCATGCTATTGGTCGTACTGCAAAACCGGTATACGATCAAACAAATCAAGAATTGATGATGGCTGTAGATAACGCTGTTATTCATAATAAGACAGTTGGTATGCACCAATCTACTAGTCAAGTTATTCGTAGGCAAAGTGATCTTGTATGGGAAACGCATTTTGAATTTAAAGCGTTTAAAGAATTGATATTTTTGTCATATACAGATGAATATAATGAAGAAACTGTTATTGTAATGCCTCCAAACTTTTCAAGCAATATTCCTAAGAACGCTATTAAAGAAGAATTTGTAAATCGTTATGGTAATAAATCAACTAGATATGTTTGGGTAGATGAAGTTTCTGGAACAGAATATAGAGCAGAATCTATTTGGATTCCTAGAAAATATGAAGTCGTAAGACTTGGTAATGATGTATTTCCAATCTGTAGAGAAGTTCCCCATCAGTTTACAAACGTAGAAGATCCATTTACTCATTTTGGATTATCTACTAAAGGCGCTGTATTTACATCAAGAAATGCAAAATCAGTGTCAATTCTTCAACGCGCTCTTGCACCATATTTCCAATATATTTATGTAAAGCATATCCAGAATAGAGAACTTGCTAAGTATTTAGGATCTACTCTTGATATGGATATTGATCAAATACCTGATGATCTTGGTAAAGATTTCTTTGGAAATGATATTCGTGATAAGTTTCTTACATGGTTGATTTATCTTAAAAAGACAGGTGTAAACTTTTATTCAGGAAGTCAAACATCGATTGGCGGTTTACCCCCTGCGACAAGAAGTCCTGGTAGCCGTGTTAACAATTTCGATAATGCCATGAACTTATTTAATCTTCAGCAGTTGCTAGAAATGATTAAACGAGAAATTGGTATGGCGATGGGTATTACACCACAACGAGAAGGTAGTTTTGAACAAAGATCGAATGTTAGCGATAACCAACAAGCTATTATGGCATCTTATAGTATTACAGAACCTTATTTCTTTTTACATAATCAAGTATGGAAAGAAGCTATTAATGACTGGTTGATTAATTTTAGAACTTATTGTGATAATGTATTTAAATCTAATCCTAAACTTAAAGATCATTCGTTCAATTATATTTTACCAGACGGAACGGAAGAATTACTTAAAGTAACTCCTGAAATGTTATCACATACATCTATTGGGTTATATATTTCTGACAGTGGTCAAGAGCAGCGTTATATGGATGCTATGTTGAGTTTTGCTCAAGCATTTGCACAGAATGCTGGTGAGGGTATGTCAAACATATCTAATTTGATTAAATTGATTACTGGTGGTTCTAGTCCAGAAGAAGTTCATAAATCGATTCTTATTCAAGAACAGAAACAACATGAACGTCAAATGGAACTTCAAAAGAGTCAAGCAGAAGCAGAACAAAAAGCAATTAATTTACAAATGCAA